CTGTCCTCTGACACTTTGCGGGTTTCAATCGTGTATTCAGTTCCAAGAATATTGATTTTTCTGTTTTCCATATTTCACGCTCCATACATCATAAGTCTGTTTCCGAAATGAGCATCATTTAATGCCTTTTCAAGTTCATCTTTGTACGCAAATGGACTTAATGGGCTATCAATCCGTTCTCGCAGAACCGGAGCCATAGCACTTACAGATGCCGTAGCTGTAACTTCTGCCATTGCCCTTTGCGGTAACTCTACCAATGCGCACATTTCCATTTTCTTATGGTCGCACGAATCAACTTTCGGGCAAGCCTTACACTTTTCCGCTAATTTTGACAATATCATACATCAACCCTCCGGCAATTCCTTAATCGCAATCACGATTCCATTCAGACTTTTTGCTGGTGGTGCGGCAACCTCATAATTTGCACTATCGCCATCAACTGTGCCATCATCCTTGTATTTTGGCTCACACCCAATCCAAATCCGTGTCAACTTTGTAATCGGGCAAGTCATATCGCACGTTGAAATCGTTCTGGAATAATCAACGCTACTTCCGAACACATCAGCCTGCACATCGCCCTTACCTGCGGAAATGTTGGCATAAAAAAGAACCGGGTCATTATAACCTGGTTCTGTTCCTATCTCGACAGGGATTTTCTCTCCGTCAATCTCTATGTACTTGATATTTCCGTCCTCGTCACGCTCGTATACCTTTTTCTCGGCATCGTAGGTGGCGTAATAGAACGGTTGCTTGTTCTTTTTTAATGAACGCATATTTTGTTGAATCCTCGCGGTTTTTGTAGTATTCTATAGTTGAAAGCGTGAATATTACAGGAAAGAGGTGCATGCAACTGAAAACTTATGTCTACGATATAAAAGACACACGTTTTATTTTCGTGAATAAGTCACGGATTTAGCACACGGTATATCCCATTTACCGTATAGTCTTGCATCAATTCCCATTGTAGTTCTTGCTCGCTTGGGGTTATAGGTACGAAATTGCTAATTGCCCCAAGAAAATAACTTTAAAGGAGCAAGACTATGAAGAAATTTAATTTCAAATGGGAAGATTTCTTGGACCTTGTCCTTGTGTTTGTTAGTACATATGGTGAACGCATATTTGTTGCGCTACACGCTTTCATTTGCAACATGAAACCGGAGATGTTCAGTTTCATATGCTTAACCTTTGTGTTTATAGCACTATTCTTACTAACGCATAAAAACTAAAGACAAGACAACTTTAGCGGGTCTGATCAACCCGCTTTTGTTGTATCTTGGCGCACCGCCCACCACCGCTTAACGTGCGCCGCCTGCAACCATATTACCAGCATTGGTAAAATGGTCACGCTCAATCTTCTTTACCGCTTACCCGCGGCTGGGAGATATTCGGATCACCTTAACCTTTCTGAATAACCGTTGCAAAAGGAATTACTTCCCTTAAAATGTTCGTTCTCGGGTTCCAAGTTCGATTGATACCGTTTTCACTATGGCTCGTCTCTCCCTCGGCTCCAACATGGTTCCAATCATACATGGCAAGCTCCTTTATAATGTCATACATAGATTCCATATCTTTATCAATAAAATCCTCTGTATGATGTTCCTGGTAGTTTCGTTTTCGTTTTACAGCAAGATAGGCTCCCTTAATCTTTGAGGATAAAAGAACCTTGTCCGAATCATTCTCTAACTCGGAAACCAATTCAACTTCCATATCAGTTTGTAATTCTTTCAAAAGCTCTTCCATCCTCAATCATCTCCTACTCTGTCTTTGATGTAACAGTTGCGTGTCCTGCCTTAACAGCATCGTAAGACTTGTTACACTCAACAATTGTAATTACCTTTCCAGATTCAGCTGTAATCTCATCTGAACCATTCCAAGCCTGCCATGTTCTTACAGACTGTCCAAGCTTAACCTGCGTTTCGGCTTCATCTACCTTATATTTGTAAGAATTACCCTCTGTCAAAGATTCTGTAATCGTAATCTTTGTATTTCCAATTGTATCACCTGCTGCGGATGCAACTGTCAATGTTCCAAGTGATGTAGATCCATCAGATTCCGTTTTTGATACGGCAAAGATTTTTCTTGCCATATCTCCATCAGTTGGCATTTCAGCAGACAGGTTTTCAATCTTAGCAGAATACCACTCTGGACCGTGGTCAAGTCCAATCTGACCGAAAATCTGTTTCTTGGTACCAGCACCGGTCTTTGCCAACTCTTCAAGGAAGAAGTTTCCTTTTCCCGGTACAAGCTGTTCAACAGGAGCCATAATGAATGGGTCAAACAGTGCAACCGTTCCAGCCGGAAGATAAAACAGGTCTCTTAAATACACTGTTCCGAGCGGTGTGAGCACCTTGTCAACGGCAATACCATTAACATCTCTTCCGCTCTCAACGATTGTGAGACCGTTTGCTACAGCATCAGCATTAAGCTGCATTCTGCTTGTAGAATCCAGACCAAGGACGATGTTGGTAATATCACCATTTGCATCCTTGATGCACTTTAAAGCTTCACACACCAGCATGAAAGAAAGTTTCTTTCCATCAGCATCAAGGGCATTTGTGGTAATTGCTTCAAGCAGGCCTCTTGACTGGTTCGCATCATTATCGTTTGTGGACTTATGGAATTTGCCATTGAGGAATGTGTACTCAATGTCCTGTCCGATCTTTGCCATCTTTGCTGCAACCTGGAAATCCTCTTCGGAAATTGGATTAGCCTGCTGCCCTGCGATATTGATACCACTTAATGTACCCATATTAGACATTTTACCGTAAGAAGTACCAACGGATTCCTGGAAAATCTGTGTTACATTGGTTTTCTGCTCTCTTGTAATAATAGAAGCATTCGGAGCTGTAAGAGACTGCGCTTCTGAAATCTTAGGCTGACTTCCTGTTGCTGTCTCGTACTCCTGTCCTGTTACGAACTCTGTGCTTCCAGAGTATTTTCTTTTCGCACCGATCATAGTTGAGAACGGTGTCTTTGTGTTACCCTTATTAAAGAGCATACCGGAAAAATTAGGAGTGTTTCCACTCATTGCATATACATCTGCCATTTTTAAACCTCTCTTTTAAAATAATATTTTAATGTTTTGGCGCATTTGCTGCCGCCTGCTGGCGAATCAATGAAGCCATGAGAGCCATATCGCCACTCGCCTGCGCGTCTGCAATCTGCTTGCCGTAATCAATAGTTGTCTGGTTTCCTGCCGGAGGAGTTGGCATATCTTTCAGCAAATCGGCTTTAATTGCTTTCTGTAATGCTTCCTCATGCTTTTTCTGCAAACGGAAAACGGTGTCCATATCGCCATCATAAAGAGCTTCGGCAATCTCCTTGGCATCTTTCTCGTCATACTTCAAAGCCAAATGCTGCTTTTCGTACTCCGATACCTTTGATGAACGACGAAGGGTTTTTAATTCCTCTTCAATCTGCGCCTGCTTTTCAGCATCTTCGATCTGCTTCTGTTCCTGCTCACTTGCTGCAGCTTTCCATTTCTTCTTATAGTCAGCTGCCTCTGAGTTTGCTTTTTCCAGAAGAGTTTTAGGTACAAATCCGTCATATTGGCTCTTGTCGACAAGCTCACGTTCTGCTAACGCAGCGTTAATGTCCTCAAAAGTCATGTCCTCTTTGTACGCATCGCCTAATAATTCTTTTAAATCTGCCATAATATCCTCCTTGCGTTTGTTCAAGCGGTTCCCTCCGCATTAGATTCCGTTTTAATGACTTGTCTTGTCTCTTGCGTTTTTAAATAGCTTCCCTGCTATGTATAAAAAAGAGAGCCTACTTCTAAGCTCTCAAAATACCAATTATTCATCAGCAACAGATACCTTTGACGGCTGATCTGACATATCCGGTTGATTTTTCTTGTATGGATCGCCATTGGAAGTATCTTCCGTTCCAGTCTGATTATCCTTGAACAAAATCCGGTCAATTCTTTCAGCCGAATCAAGTGCAACCTGTTGCGGGTCCGTAAACAGTCCAACAACTTCAATGGCTCGAAGCGGATCAATGCCAATTCC